GCTCTATCCAGCTGAGCTACTGAACCAATAAAAGAGAATCAGAAACGATTCTCAGATCCACCTAGATGACCATCAAGGAAGTTTTCAGAACCTCCAGGAGGGTTGAGTTGTACAGTTGTCTTTCCGTGGTTCGTAGCAATATTATACATCAACTCATGAATATTGTCAGGTTCTTTTGAGGTATTCTGTTGCATTTCTTCTTCTACAATTCTCTGTTGTTCTACCTGATACTCTCGTTGTTTTTCTGAGAGGGGAATAGGATCCCCGAAGGCACCAGTAAACCACTCATCTTCAGGACATACAACAGGAGCAGGAACTCCAGTGTAGTCACCACTATACTCAGGTCTCAACCACCACCCATCATGAGGGTCATCATTAATATGTTCGTAGTCTTGTTCAAACTCTTTGCAGTTTACTGTTTCTTCATCAACTGCACACTCTAATTTATCTTCGTTCTTGAATAGCTTATCAAAAATTTTCTTGATCATGCCTTTACCAATTTCTTAGTGTACTCGTATGCATAAGTTTCTCGTTTACCTTCAATACCCCATCCCAACCAATAGTAAGCAGGAACCATGTACTGACTAACAGTTTGTCCACCACCTTCAAACATAGGTAGATAACGTTGGAAGATGTTTTCGTTAATCATATAACGAGTTTGGCATTGTAGAGTGCTAGGATCACACTCATACTTATCTGCGAACTTACCTAGCCCCAAATAACGGTTTGTAGAGGTCCACTGAATGATCCCGTAACCACCCCGATGACAATCAGAGTAAGGAACTCTAGCACCTCCCTCACATATATTGGCAATAAAATTAGACTCCTGTCTAATGTTGCCAAGAATTGTAGCAAGAGCATTTTTGTCTGTGATATTAGCTTTCTCTTGCAGGTATGCAAGAGTTTTCTTTTCATTCTCCGAGCAGTCTTCGCATTGCCATGTCATTTGGTAAGGCTCTACTGCGATAGGATTCACATTAGTATCAGGCTCTACTACTGTTGAAACAGGCACCAAGAAAGATGCTGCAAGAAGAGTTGAAATCATAGTGTAATTCATACGATTGAAAAGAGAGGGGGCGGGCATCTGTTTGTCGTTGCCTCTTACTGTTTTGCCCCCTATTTATTAGAATAGACCGAAAAACATGTGACCAGTCAAAAGGTCACTAACTGCTGCGGCAATAAGAGCAAGCATTGCTACTCTTCCATTCCATGTTTCAGCAATCTGCTTCTGAGGTTCGATAGCGATTGCTTTTGCTTGTGCTTGTGGTCTCATTAAAAGATACCTGGAATGATTTGTCCAGTGGTGACGTAAGCGCCTACTGCTGCTACGAAACCGAGCATTGCTGCCCATCCATTAAACCTTTCTGCTTCTGGTGTCATTGAAAAACTCCTTATAGTAATGTGGGTTAGTTTCAGATGCCGAAGGCACCGAAAAAGAAGATGCTTCCTGTAGAAACATATGAAATAACTGCTGCGAGTAGTCCAAGCATTGCCAAACGTCCGTTGAGCAATTCTGCTTTCTCATTGTGTGTCACTGATACATCCATCACTTGCATAGGAGGTTCCTTTGCAAACATGTTGATGTGTCCGCGCTCGTTAGTAGTTACAGTCATGAGTCCTTTGTTAAGAAACGTTACATTATTATATATGAAGTTTTGTAACTTGTCAACTCGTGAATGTGACAGTTCCGTCACTGTCCCCTGTATTGATGCTGATATCACCGAAAGACAGGGCGTCTGACCCCTCCCAGATACGGTCTACTGGACCTGCAGCGAGGAATGAGTCACTAGGAAGAGAGGAATCTGAAAGGAAGATAGGATTCATGTCCCCACCAGATGCTCCAGTGATATGTGGAGGAAGGTCCTTAGTGATACGTTTCATACCTTGGTAGTGTCTCCACACCTCACCCATGGTATTCTCATCCAGAAGGTCTTCGTCGAGTGCTGCTTTGAAAGCAGTCTTAAGAGCGTCAGTCGCCGCTTGAAACTTTTGATGCATAATAGTTACGTGTGGTATCTTTGGCATAGGCAGGCACACCTGCTGGGTCCAACCACTTCGTGTATTCAAAGTCTTCCATAGCATAGTCTAGTTGCATGGCATTATCAAGAAGATACATGTCCTTGTAACGATTCGTATACTCATCACACTTTTGAATGCGATAGTCGGGTGTCCCGTTGTCTAGGGTGCCGAATTCAATGTAGCGATACGGAAATCGCTCTAGTAAAACGATGGGTTTCATGTGGGGTTGTCCTAACCTTGGCATTATAGCACCTCATACGAAAGAAAACCAGCCCGTTATGATAACTTTTTCTGATGTGTTGGAAACACGACCTCGATGGTGGTGTGTCCAGTCTGCTGGCCAGATGACAGTATACCCTCGCTTCGCTGGGACATACTTGTCTTGATGAAACCATTCTGTGCCACCGTCAGGCACATCGTTAAGGTATGTCATGAAGACCAGATGTCTATAGACATTACCTGGTAGAGAGTTTGCTCTCTCTGTATGCCACTGCTTGAATCCACCGCCAGGTGGATACCATTGCATCGACATTGGTTCAACAATAAGGAAACGAGAGAGTTCCGAGAATGGAAATCTCTCTGTATATTTATTCAAGACACCCTGCAAAGCATGGGTGTAATCTTGAATAGGTTTAATCGCTAGTGAGACAGGGATATGTAAGTCAACAGAGTCTTTGAAGTCTTTGTCAACGTAAGTATCCCCATCATTAAACACCATACCATCGTGAAATGCTATGATATCTTGCTTGTGCCAGAAATGATACAGTCCTTCTACAATAGAATCATCAATGTAGTCGCCCCAGATAAAATCTGAATGCTTTTCACATAGTCTTCCTTTGTATGAGGTTATTTCTGCAGGCAATTCTGACATAGGGTCTTGACTCCACCAGTTTAAGTTTATTAGGTCGCTTCCAGGACCCCATCCGCAATCATGTTATCAATCAGAATCGTGTAGTCCTCTTCAACATCCAGTCCCCAGAAGTGGACGTGACGTGCACTCTTGTCAGTGTAGAAACGACATAGTGCTTGGAAGAGAGCGGGATACTCAGTGTCAAGGGCGATGTTACCATTGACAGCATCCTTCAAAATTTGCAGACTACCTGCAAAACGATCTCCAACAGTCATGAGATTCTCCTATTCGATTGTACCAGGGCATGACGCCCAGCGACTCGCGTAGGATTCGAACCT